TACTTGATAGACAGATAAACATAAAACAGGAATTTAAATGGCTAGAAATTATAAAAGAGAGTACGCCAATTATCAAAGTAAACCAAATCAGAAGAAAAGAAGAGCCTCTAGAAATACTGCTAGAAACAGAGCTTTAGCAAAAGGTACAGTCAGAAAAGGTGATTCAAAAGATATTCATCATAAAGATGGTAATCCTAAAAATAATTCTAAAAAAAATTTAGTTGCAAAATCTAAAAGTGCTAACAGATCTTTTGCTAGAAATAAAAAAGCAGGAAAAAGATGAGTCTTAGTATCAATCCCTCTTCTATTTTAAAAAATTTATCTAGTTATTCACCTGAACAAAAAAAAGATTTGTTAAAGTTGCTTGATGAATATGACAAAGCTAAAAGAAGAGATAATGCTAAATTAGATTTTTTAGACTTTGTTAAAGAAGTCTGGCCAGCGTTTATTAACGGAGAGCATCACAGAATAATGGCAGATGCTTTCAAAGAAGTTATTGATGGCAAACTAAAAAGGTTAATAATAAACATGCCTCCTAGACATACAAAATCTGAGTTTGCTAGTTATCTTTTACCTGCTTGGTTCTTAGGAAATTTTCCTGATAAGAAAGTTATTCAAACAGCACACACAGCAGAACTTGCTGTAGGTTTTGGTCGTAAGGTAAGAAACTTAGTTGGAGATAAAGACTTTCAAGATATATTTGGTGAAGTAAAGTTACAAGCAGACAGTAAGGCTGCAGGTAGATGGAATACAAATAAAAAAGGTGAATACTTTGCGATTGGTGTTGGTGGTGCTGTTACAGGTAAAGGTGCTGATCTTTTAATTATTGATGATCCTCATTCCGAACAAGAAGGTGCTTCCGCAGATGCTGATGTCTTTAATAAAACATATGAATGGTATACCTCAGGTCCTAGACAAAGATTACAACCTGGTGGAGCTATAGTTATTGTTATGACACGATGGCATAATAGAGATTTAACAGGACAAATTATTGACTCAAGCATTAAACGTGGTGGTGCAGATGAATGGAAAGTAATTGAACTTCCTGCAATTATGCCTTCAGGTAATCCACTCTGGCCAGAGTTTTGGAAGTTAAAAGAACTTGAGGCATTAAAAGCTGAACTACCTGTTTCTAAATGGTCTGCTCAATATCAACAAGACCCTACTTCAGAAGAAGGTGCTTTAGTAAAAAGAGAATGGTGGAGAACATGGGAAGAAGAATACCCACCTCATTGTGAGTTTATTATACAGTCATGGGATACTGCGTTTTTAAAGCATCAAAGAGCTGATTATTCAGCATGTACTACATGGGGAGTTTTTTATGCAGAAGATGAGTTTGATGGAAGAAACACTCCTCAATTAATTTTACTAGATGCATTTAAAGATCGTTTAGAATTTCCTGAACTAAAAACAAAGGCTATGGAAATGTATAAAACATATCAACCTGATGCTTGTATAATTGAAGGAAAAGCCGCAGGTATGCCTTTGATATTTGAACTTCGTGCAGCAGGTGTTCCTGTATCAGAATACACTCCTACTAGAGGCAATGATAAAATAGCTCGTGTAAATGCTGTTGCTGATTTATTTGCATCAGGTGTTGTATGGTGTCCTGAAACAAGATGGGGAGAAGAAGTAATTGAAGAGTTTGCATCTTTTCCAAATGCCTCTCATGATGACCTTGTTGACAGTAGTACACAAGCTCTGATAAGATTCAGGCAGGGTGGTTTCATCAGTCTATTTAGTGACGAAGAAGAAGAACCATACAACGAAAGAAGGAAGGCACAGTATTACTAATGGCTATAGAAAAACCACTTACTCCCATTGATCCTGATTCGATTGAAATTCCTTTAAACGGAGTAGCAACTGAAATTGAAATAGAAATAGAAAAACCTTTACAGGAAAGTGATGGAGGTATGATAATAAATCTTGAAGATTTACCTTCAGGATTAGAAGCAGGGTTCGGAGAAAATTTAGCTGAACTTATGGATGATTCAGATTTAGATGCATTAGGATCAGAACTTGTAGGTCTTTTCAATGCAGATAGAGAATCTAGGTCTGATTGGGAAAATACATACATAACAGGACTAGATCAACTAGGGTTAACAATAGACGAAAGAACAGAACCCTGGCCAGGTGCTTGCGGTGTTTTTCATCCATTACTTTCAGAGGCAGTAATTAAATTTCAATCACAAGCAATATCAGAAATATTTCCTGCTGAAGGACCTGTAAAAACAAAAATTGTAGGGGTTATTGATGATGAAAAAGAAAAACAATCCCATAGAATACAGGAGTATATGAATTATCTTTTAACAGAAAAGATGGTTGAATACAGAACTGAAACAGAAAAATTATTATTTTCATTACCTTTAGCAGGATCAGCTTTTAGAAAAGTTTACTTTGATCCTAACATGGATAGACCTTGCTCTATATTTGTACCTGCTGAAGATTTTGTAGTTAGTTATGGTGCTAGTGATTTACTTACTTGTGAAAGAGCAACTCATGTAATGAAAAAAACTGAAAACGAAATAAAAAAATTAATGTATTCAGGATTTTTTATAGATTGTGAATTACCTTCTCCTTCTCCTGACATGACTGAAATAAGTGACAAATATAATAAACTTACAGGCGAAAGTGATACAAGTTACGACAATGATAATCGTTACACTCTTTTGGAAATGCAAGTTGATCTTGATTTAGAAGGTTTTGAAGATATGAATAATGGAGAGCCAACAGGTATTGCTCTTCCTTATATTGTAACAGTAGATAAATCTAGCAGAAAAATTCTTTCAATAAGAAGAAACTATGAAGAAGATGATCCTAAAAAATTAAGAAGACAACACTTTGTTCATTATCAATATTTACCAGGTATTGGTTTTTATGGTTTTGGATTAATTCATATGATCGGTGGTTTAAGCAGATCAGCAACTTCATTACTTCGTCAATTAATTGATGCAGGAACATTATCTAATTTGCCAGGTGGTCTTAAGACTAGAGGTCTTAGAATTAAAGGCGATGATACACCTATTATGCCAGGTGAGTTTAGAGATGTAGATGTACCAGGTGGGTCTATTGGAGAAAACATACAGTTTTTACCTTATAAAGAACCAAGTGCAACATTGTATACTTTGTTAACAACTGTAGTTGAAGAAGGAAGAAGGTTTGCAAGTTTAGGTGATTTAAAAGTAAATGATATGAATAATGATGCACCTGTTGGAACAACTTTAGCAATCATGGAAAGATCTATGAAAGTTATGAGTGCTATTCAAGCTAGACTTCACGCATCTATGCATAAAGAATTTAATATTTTAAGTGGAATTATTTCTAAATTTACTTCTCCTAGTTATCCTTATGCAGAAGAACCTGATGAATTTATTAAGGCAAAAGACTTTGATGGAAGAGTGGATGTGATTCCTGTAAGTAATCCAAATGCCGCAACAATGTCTCAAAGAATTATGCAGTATCAAGCCGCACTTCAGTTAGCACAACAAGCACCTGAGATGTATGACATGCCTGAACTACACAGACAAATGTTAGAAGTTTTAGGTATTGAAAATGTAGACAAAGTTATTCCTGATAGACAAGATATTAAACCTGCTGATCCTGTACAAGAAAATATGAACTTAGTTAATATTGTTCCTGTTAAAGCATTTGAATATCAAGACCATGAAGCACACATTGCAGTCCATATGGCAGGCATGGAAGACCCTGAAATACAACAGTTGGTAGAAGAAAGTCCTTCAGCACAAGGAATAATGATGGCAACTGAAGCACACATTAGAGAACATTTAGCCTTTCAATATAGAAAAGATATTGAAATTGAAATGGGTTCACCTTTACCTCCTATTGGAGAACAATTACCACCTGACATTGAAAAAAGATTGGCAGAACTTGTTGCATCAGCGGCTGATAAATTATCTCTTCGTAAAAGACAAGAGGCACAACAACAAAAAATTCAAGAGCAAATGGAAGATCCTATTATACAACAAAGAAATAGAGAGCTTGATATTCAACAAGGTGAATCACAACGTAAGGCTATGGCAGATAGAGAAAAAGCAATGCTTAATAGAGAAAAACTTAAAGCTGACGTTATTAAAGAAATGGTTAAACTTCAATCAAAAGAAAAAATATCAGGAACAGAGCTTGGTGTTCGTATTGGTGAAGCACTTCTTGAAGCTGAAATGCAAGAAGTAGATATTGATGAAAAAGGATTTGCTGATGGAATTAAATTAGCAATAGAAATTCAAAAACAAGTTGAGCTTGCAAAAAAAGGCTCTAAATTATAATGGCAAAAAAAGATCCAAGACTAGCAAGGGTTGGAGTTTCTGGTTATAATAAACCAAAAAGAACTCCTAATCACCCTACAAAGTCTCATGTTGTTGTTGCTAAATGTGAAGATGGAAGTATAAAAACAATTAGATTTGGTCAACAAGGTGTTTCAGGTGCAGGAAAAAATCCAAAAAGCAAATCAGAAAAAGCAAGACGTAAATCTTTTAAAGCTAGACACGCTAAAAATATTGCTAAAGGTAGATGTTCTGCGGCATATTGGGCAAATCGTACTAAATGGTAGTAAAAGTAAAATGGTAAAAAGGAGAAAAAATCATGAAAACAACTAAAGGAAAAACTCGTATGAAAAAGGGTAAAACTGTTAAAGGTAAAACTCGTATGAGCATGGGTAAAACTGTAAAAGGCAAAACTCGTATGCGTATGGGTAAAACTGTAAAAGGTAAAAAAAGAGGCGGAAAAAGATAACTAAACTAAGGGAGGTTTTATGTCTTATTTAATATCCAATATTCCATACTTTAAGGTATGGGTAAGAAAAGAATTTACAGCTAGTCACGAAAGATATCATGGAGAATTTATTCATGGATTAGCTGTAGCAGTTAATTGTATTCCTGATAGATCGCTATCATTTCAAGTTATATTTACAGGTTGTGAAGATCAGGAAGATAATGTTCATGGCGGTGCTATGTGGGCTCGAATGCCAATTCAAGGAATGATGGCAGACGTACCTGTAGAAAACTGGCCAGAAAGAATGCCAAATCATTTGTGTCAACCTTGGGATTGTATGTCTCATCATCACTCAGTTATATCAATAGATAGAGCATCATCATCACCTTGGTATGCAAAAATAGATGGTGAATTTTATACAGCTAAATATATTTTTACTGTTGATTATACAGAGCATGATATTGCAGATAGTCCTGATCAACACAAACAAAGTCATTTATTATATTTAACTGAAGGTCAATGGAAGGGTAATTTAGTTGCTTTACCTAACAATAGAGTAAGAGTTACTAATCCTGCATTGTGGGTTACAGGAGAAGGAGCTCCTGATTTTATGCCTAGTCAAGAAATACATAGTAGCGAAGAGCATGAAAGTTATACTGATCCTAACATAACATTTAATAACCTTT